GGGTTTATTTTTTAAATAATTATGAAATTAGAATTAAAATACTTACTGCCTTATTTGCCTTACAAATTAACCTTTTTATATGGGGAAAAATATATACTTAGATTTGTAAAAAGTTAAAATTATGTTAAAACTCAATTAAAGTGTTTTTTATTAAAAAAAGTGTTGTATATTTGTACTCAGATAACAGCAACGAAGCGGTTATTTTTAAACTAAAAAATTATGAAAGCGACATTAAAAAATTTAGCAATTACAGAAGAATTAGCAGTTTACTTCAAACAATCTTATTCAGTTAAGATGGGCGGAACTCAAACAGTTGTATTTCCAAATGGAGAATCATTTTATTTTAACGACAAAGAGTATTATTCAGGTCGTGGAGCAAAGTATAATAGTTCAATTCGTCATCAAAATTTAGGCGATGTTTTAGTTTCAAAAGAGGAATTAAAAGATTATGTTGCAAGGTTGAATGAAATTGCTAAAATAAAAAAAGAAAATGCAAAAACAAAAAAAGCCATGGAATTAAGAATAAAACAAGCTAAAAAAGATGGAATTTATTTTATTAAGGAAAATGGTTTTGTTGAGCTAGAAGAAAAAGAATGGTATAATCGAACTTTTGATGCTAAAAGATTGGCAAATACTTTGAAAATATCGGAAGCTGATGCGGAACTTCTTTATTCTGAAGGTAAAACTTATGTTTTGGCAAAGTCTGAGGATGGCAATACTTATGAGCTTTACCACTCTGATTTGTCTTGTAATCATTTAGCAATTCATGTGAGTATTGCAACTCCAGAAATAATTGCGGAATTTAAACCACAAGAATGGCAAAATGCACCTTTTGCACATTTAGTTGGGCAAACAAATAATAATAATCATTTCGTTTGTTAATCATGGCAAACGAACGCAACGCAGGAAGAAAACCCGTACCGAATGGCGTACGGGTTAATGTAACCGTTCCAAAGGATCGAGTTGCTGAATTGAAAGCATTCGCTAAAACTTTACAACAAACAAAAAACAAAAGCAAATAAAATTAATATTATGGATGATTTATTTAACTTTCCAAAAAACACAGTTGTTAAAACAAATGAAAAACTTAACGCAAAAGCATCTAAAAAAATAGACAGTAAAGATTTAAGACAAACAACACGAGATGATAATTTTAATGAATTAATGAAAATTTTTGGTGGTTTTCCAAATCAAAAACAGTACTTTGCGATTAAAACAAACGGCACTTCTGATTGTGGTTCAATATTTAGCTATGCGTTAAAAGAATGGAATGAAATCACAGAAATGTATTTAGCAACATGGACAATTTCTAAACAAAACATAAAAAGATTAAAAGAAGCAATTGAAAGCGGTAAACTAAAAAAGCTTACTATGGTATTTAGTTCAACTTTAAAAGGTGCAAATCCAGCTCTATATGCTTCATTAGTTGGTTCGCTTAAAGATTATGAAAATGTTAAATTAAAAGAAATTAATTCACACGCAAAAACATTTTCAATAACAAATGGAAAAGATTTTATTACAGTTAGTGGTTCGGCAAATTGGAGCGAAAATCCAAGAATTGAAAATTTTTTATTACTGAATGATAAAGACTTATATGAACATCACAAAGATTGGATGTCAGAATTAACGGATATTGAGTAATGGCTAAATCAACAGATGCAGAAATACAATTAAGATTAGCGACCATTTATGAAATGGTTGCTAAAGGTTGCACTAGAAAATATATAGTTCGATATTGTTCAGAAAACTATAAAATTTCTGACAGGCAAGTAGATGAGTATTTAAGCCGTGTTTATGAAGAAATAAAAAACACTTTTGATAGCGAAACAAAAGAATTGATACTTAGTAAACAATTAATTCAATTAGAAGAATTATACATGAAAAGTTTTACAATAGAAGATTTTAGAGAATGTAGAAATATAATTGAAACAAGAGCGAAAATGTTAGGATTAAACGCTCCGACTAAATCGGAAAACATAAATACAAACATTGATAAAACGCCTATCTTTGGCGATTTAGATTTAGATGAGTAACAAAAAAAATTATGATAATAGAAATTATATTTTGGTCTTTTGTGAGTTTATATTTTCAATTTCTTTTTGGGAATTATATCTTAAGAAAAAAAAATGAGTAACGAAAAATTTATATATAGACCAACAAATTCTCTTTATAAAATATCAAAAGTTGTTAAGCAAAACGATTTAGCTATTATTCAGGGAGGTCAGGGTGCAGGTAAAACTATTTCAATACTAATGCTATTGATTAGTTATTGCTGGCGGTTTGATAAAAAAGAAGTTACCATTTGTAGTTCCGAACTCTCAAAGTTAAAAGGCACAGCTATAAATGATTTTGTGAAAATACTTAAAGACTGGAATATGTTTAAACTTTCAGATTGGAACAAGTCAGAAATGGTTTATCGTTTTCCGAACGGTTCTTTTATTGAGTTTATAGGTTTGGATAAATCCGATGTAGGTAAAGGGCGACGACGTGATTTTGTTTTTATTAATGAAACGAACAAAGTAAATTTACAAAGCTTTACCGATATTACAGCAAGAGCGAAAAAAGTTATTTGCGATTTCAATCCGGATGCGTATTTCTATTTGCATGATCTAAAAAATCAACAAAATTTCATTTCACTTACTTTTAAAGATAATAATTTTTTAAGTCAAAAAGAAATCAATAATATTTTAGAATATTATAATCGTGGTTACTTTCCAGATGGCAGTATCAAAAATTCATATTGGGCGAACAAATGGAAGGTCTATGGTTTGGGGGAAGTCGGAATGTTAGATGGGCTTATTTTTAATAATTATCAAATAATAAAAGAATTGCCAACCGATGCACGTTTGATTGGTTATGGAGTTGATTTTGGTTATTCAAATGATCCGACTGCAATAGTTGAAGTTTACCAATACAATGGGCAAAGGGTTTTAAATGAACTTTGCTACCAAAAGGAATTGTCAAATAGTCAAATAGCAAAGTACATTAATAGTAAACTACCTTGCTATTGCGATAGTGCAGAACCTAAAAGTATCGCTGAATTAAAGCATTTTGGAGTAAATGCAAAAGGCGTTACAAAGGGAAAGGATAGTATTAACTTTGGTATTCAAATAATGCAGGAGCAGCATTATTTGGTTACAGAAAATTCTAAAAACATTTTAAATGAATTTTCACGCTACACATGGGCAACCGATAAGCGTACAGGCGAGAAATTAAATATTCCTATTGATGACTACAATCACATTATTGATGCGATTAGATACCACGAAATGGAGTCGATGGGTATTAAGAAAGTAACAACAATTTCAGGCTCTTCTTCTGGAATGTACATCCGATAAAATCATGATAAACGCAAAAACTAAAACTTCAGATTTTTTAACTTCAAATGAAAATGTTGATTTACTTTTTGATTTGATAATTGAAAGTAATATTTATAATTCAAAGGAACTTTTAGCGCAGCCATTTCAAAATGTTATGGATATTATAAATTTAATTCAAAGCGAAAAGATTTTAGATGCGGTTTGTTTGGCATCTGGGATAAAGAAAAAGAAAATCCTGAAAACAGATTGCAATGATTTTTTGCAATATCTTAAATGGTTAATTTCGCAAAGTAAAATTATAACTAATCTTTTTAGTTCGCTTTCAGTGGATTCATTTGATGAAGATGCAATGTTATTGCAAGCAGCTGGAGTTGAGACATTAAATAAGTATAATGAAATTATGATTTATTATAATATTGATAAGAACCCTACAACATGGGATAGTATCGGTAGAATTCCATTTGCAACAATCTTCACAAAACTATCTATTGACAAAGATATTTCGGAAATTCAAAAAAATTTCAACCAAATGTTAAAGCAAAAGAATAAATAATTAGCTTTGTAAAAAAAAATACAAATGATTGATTTTTTTGAAAACTTAATATCCGAATGGGACCAAAATGAAAAATGCGGTTTATGCTGGCGTTTCTTTGGGGCGGGTCGTTCCGATTATTCCAATTTAATAACTCACGATAGTTGCTGCGTTGCAGTTGTATTAGAGAATTTTGGCGGTCGTTATGGCTATATAAGAAACAAATACGATATAAACGAAAAGGAATATTGTGAGGACTGGTTTGAGCTAATTTTAGGTGTTCCATCAAGTTTAGATTTATCATTCTACAATGAAATTTCAGACGATTTTAAAGCTAGTTCTAAATACAAAAGATACATACAGCCTATAATTGATTGCATAGGTTGTGGTATTGATATTGAATGTAATGAGAAAGGTTATGAAGTAATGGATTGGTCCTGGTCTTTAGTCTTGAATTATCAAGATTATAATTTAGATGGGGTTAGGATTAAAGGAAAATTGAGAAAATATTTAAACTAAATGTTAATTCCAGAAGCTAAAATTGAGGAAATACTAAATGAGGTTATTCGTTTATATTTAATTCCAAAGCATAAAGCATTAGGTATGGAAGCCTCTGGTGAATGGATTAATAGTTTAGAAAGCAAAGGCAATACCATACGAGGCAGTAAATATACGGAGCAGTTGGTATGGGGGCGAAGAAAAAATGACAACCAAGACCCCGAAGCAATAAGAAGATGGGCGGTTGGTGTTGGAAGCCCTGGCGGTTATATTCACGAATGGGCAAAAGCAAAGGGCGTAAGCATTCCTCCGATTGCAATAGCTTATAAGATAGCACGTGAGGGTACAACGTGGCATCAAAGAGGAGGTTCCGATTTATTGGAAGTTTTGGAAACTCCAGAAGTTCAGAAGTATATTAACGGCAGATTAGGAAGATATTTAGAAAATGAATTAACTTTGCAAATTCAAAGACAACTAGAAACACTATAAAATGGCAGCTCAATCGATATACGGCTTAGAAAATGATAATTATTTGATTAACAATGAAATTATTGTTATATTTACTCAGCTAGAAAACACTAAATACTTGCAATTAGAGTTCCTTAATAATTACAATGGAAAAATTGCTAAAGTTCGTTTGTACCCAATTCAAAATGAAATAAAATACGATATTTCAAAAGCCGTAAAATCCCTTTTTGATTTACCAAGCTTTGATACTGAAAGAAACATAAATCAAATAGATATAATTTATTCCAAAATATTAAATAATGGAGCGCCATTAAGTAATATTATTTCTAAATATTTCATTCGTGGAGGCGTTTTTTCAAGAGAAAGAAATAACTACCTGCCAAATGGTTACGTAATTAATAATAATAATTTCGGCGGGACACCTTATTTTATGAATCAATACGGAAGTTATGCCGATTATATTATAACAAACGGGATAATCGAGGAAAAAATATCTGATAAAGCAATAACATTTGATTATGGTTGCAAAGGTAAAATGCTTCGATTCTTAAACCAATTCGGAGGTTATTCATATTGGTATTTTGAGTTTTATAGAATAACTTCAAACTCAAAACCATTCGACGAGGTTGTTCGTATAAATTTAGGGTTCAATGATAATTACCATTTTTCCGACATTGGCGTAAATTTAGAGAGTGATATTGAGTTCCGGGGCTCGGTCCCTTTGCAATATAATGAATTAATGAAACATCTTATCGCAAGTCCAGAAGTTTACTTTTTTTCTAATGAGACAACCAATAAATGGATCCGAATAAAACAAAACTCGAACAAACAATATTTTGACTCCAAAGAAAAAAATTTTAAATACAAGTTTAATTTTAAACTTGAACAAATAAACAACCCGAGCGTATCATGGTAACGATAGTTTTTAACAACGAGGTTTTAGAAACTAATACTGAAACCATTAAATATACTAAACAAGTAAACGATATTGCCGAACTTGAAACACGTCAAACGTCCTTTACTGATAGTTTTGATTTACCTAAAACTCCACAAATTACTCAAGCCTTTGAACATTTGGGTATTGTTGGCGACTATTCCAAAACTCCATATTTTAAAAATGATGTGCAATTGTTTGACAATGGAACGCCCCTAATTCAAAAAGGTTGGCTAAACGTAATTGAAACAAACAATAAAGGGTACAAGTGTAACATATACGACGGTATTATAGATTTCTTCAAAGCTATTGAAAATAAAACAATGGGAGAAAGTTTGGACCTCTCTGAAATTGACCACGACAAAACAATTGAGAATGTAGTTGCTAGTTTTGGAAACACTTTGAATTATAAATATATAGTTAACGATTACGGGGGTAAAACGCATTTAGATACTTTGAGTGAAATAAATATTGATTATTTAATTCCAAGTACAAACATTAAATTCCTTTGGGATAAAATATTTACAACTTTTGGCTTTGAGTACGATGGCGATGTTTTCGATACGGAGGATTTTCAAGGCTTGTGGCTAACCTATCCAAAAGCAACTCCATTAAGTATTATAGATGATTCTGTTTTATTTGCCGAATTAAAAATTTATAACGGTTTTTCTTTTGGATTTAAAAATATCATAAAAGGAATAGTTCAATACACACTTAATGAACGATTCGAACCTAATTATTACGCAGCACAAACAGAAACTTATTTTGTTCCAGAAAATGGATATTATAATATTAAATTCAAGATAGCAAGTATATATGGTAATATTGATGATCCAATTTATTTACAAATAAACGGAACTAATTATAATGATACAAGAGGCAGTATTAACCCAACTCAACCATTTGTAGTAATTAATAAGCTGTTAAATAAAGGAGATACATTGAGGTTTTCTACTTCAAAAGGTTCTTACAAGCCCCTAGATGGAGAAATGACAATTAGAAAGTTCAATTCTGAAGTTTCATTTTCCGAAGGATTAAAGGAGCTATCAATAACAGATTTTATAAAAGAAATTATTTGGAGGTTTTCATTGACAATTTTTACGGATATTGATGGCAAATTAATTTTCAAAACATTTGATGAAAGATTAAACGCTGAAGTCATTGATTGGAGCGAAAAATATATAGATCGAACCGCTGAAACATACACACTTAACAGTTACGGGCAGAGAAACTATTTTACGCATAAATATAATGATAGTGAAAGTTCTTTTAACAATGGGGTGTTTGATATTGAAAATAAAAATTTAATTGAATCAAAAAATTCAATTGAATCAAAAATTTTTTCACCAGAAAGGCTTTTTCAAAATTTTAAAATAAATAACACTAATAACGAAATTACAACACCTACTTTAATTTGGCAAAAAGAAGTAACGGAAAATGATGACATTCAAAAAGTTAAATACAAAGAATTGTCTTCACGTTTCTATTTTATTAGATATGAAAATATAAATGAAACTTGTACTCTTGCATCTAGCAATTTACAAATTTCACAAGAAATAAGCTCTATTCCTTTTGCAAGGTTTGTAAATACAACATTTAAAGATTTTGTCCCAAAATATTATAGAGATATAAAGTTGTTGTTAGATGATTTTAGAATGCATAAAATAAACTTGAATTTAGATTATTTAGATGTCTTGAATTTAGACTTTTATAAAATCTATTATTTCGCTCAGGAGTCTAACTACTATGTTCTAAATAAAATGAATTACGAAACGAATAAAAGCGCAAAGGCAGAATTTTTAAGAGTTAAATATAAAGAACAATTCACAATGGATTATATCGAAATAACGAGTACCGAACCAATAGTAACTGGATTAAAAGTTTTTTTTGGGATATTAAACACCTCTATTAATGTAAATTCGGTTACTATTCAAATCAAGCATCAAAATGATACTATTTGGTATGATTACACTACAGGAACAACTTCTCCTTTATTAATTGGAGACGAATACGATCCAGGAGATTTCATGCGATTAAAACTAATATACAATGACCAGAATATTGCATTTTCAAACGAAATAACTTTATAAGATGATAATAGATTTAGCTACTTTCAACATAAATACAGACCAACTATTTCAAAAATTGATCCAAACACGTGAAGAGATTGCTCGTTTACGCCTTGTTCAAAGGGATTTACAAAGAGAATTTGTAAATTCTAATCGTTCAGTAGCCACAAATCAAGCCACTTTAGATAGGTTAAACACTGAATTGCAGGGATTAACACGTGGAACAGCGACTTATAATCAAACATTAGCGCAACGAGACCAAGCGGAACAACAATTAAATGAAAGTTTGTTGGAGCAAACCCGAATAAATGCAACCTACCAAGAGCAATTAACGGCTAATTCACTCGAATTAAACCGATTAAATAATCAATCAAGAAGTTACCAAGGTGTTTTAGACGCTCAAAATCGTGCTACAAATGAAAGCATAGACTTATATTCAAGACAAAGAGCTGAACTTACACTATTGCAACGTGAACAAAGGGAGTTGGGGGTGCAGTTGGCAGAATCAAGAAGAAATACAGGCGAGTTTTCTCAAGAAACAAGAAGCTTAGTTACAGCTTATGCGGCAGCATCTTCGGCAGCAAATGGTTTAGCAACCGAACTTCGAGAAATTGACCAAGCGGGTGGTAACAATACTTCAAATATTGCAAATTATAGAAGTGCATTTGATGATTTAAGAAGTAGTTTATTAAGTGGAGATTTGGCTGGTGCAAGAAATTCATTTGACGATATGGGTAATGCGATTAAAAGAATGACTGCTCAAGCATTAAGGTTTATCGCAACCCCAATCGGCGCAGCCATTACAGCACTTGCGGGGATTGGATTAGCCGCTAAATCCGTGTTTGATTATAACGAGGGTATAAAAGAAAGCAACCAACTTTTAAAGGGCTTAGGTGTTGCAAGTGGCGAAATTTCAAAGGTTAGAACCGAAGTAGAAGCGACTGCAGAAACCTACGGCAAAAGTTTTGAAGAGATTGCAAAAACAGCTGATTCATTAGCTAGTAGTTATGGTATTTCAATAAGTGAGGCAAATGATATTATTGCAAAAGGATTAGCTCAAGGTGGTGCAGCAAATGAAGATTTTTTAAATCAAATATCTGAGTACGATGTACAATTTGCAAAGTTAGGATTCACAGCAGAAGAAAGTTTGAATTTAATTACAAAAGGTTTTCAGCAAGGAGTTCAAACAGATAAGTTGCCAGACACAATTAAAGAAATAGGTTTATCATTAGAAGAAATGACCGAACCAGCTAGAAAAGCATTAGAAAATGCTTTTGGTAAAGAATTTACAGATAGTCTTTCAAGAAATGTAGGTTCTGGATTAATTTCAACAAAAGAAGCTATTAAATTAATTGATGAAGAAGCAAAAAAAGCCAATTTATCAACTCAACAACAAGCAAAATTAACAGCCGATATTTTCAAAGGTGCTGGAGAAGATGCAGGGGGAACTTTAAAAGTTATCGAATTGTTAAGAGAAACTCAAAACAGAAACTTAACAGAAACGGAACAAGCTTATGAAGATTTAAGAAAGGCAAACAAACGATACAATGCGGTGCAATCTGAACTTTTTGAAATAGAAAACTTTGGCAGTGTGTGGGCAAACATTAAGGCTCAGGCTTTAAATTTCTTTGTTGATGTTATTGATTATGTGGCTGAATTGAAAAATGATTTACAGCCATTGATTGATATTATAGCAATTGTTTTAGTAAATGCGTTTTATGAATTAAAAACAATTGTTGGTGTTGCTTTTGATTTTATTAGTGGTGGTGTAAAGAATATAGGAGTAGTAATTGGAGGACTTGTTGATTTTGTCAAAAAAGTATTTCAAGGGGACTTTAAAGGAGCGATTAATGTTATTGGAGAAACATTTAATAAACTTTCAGCAAACTTTCAAAACACTTTTAATAAAATACGAAATACTATTATAGACGGATTGAAAGGGATACTTTCAAATATGAAACCTATTTTAGAAGCAGTCGGAGTTGACGTTGATAAATTGCAAAAGAAACTTGACGGTTTAAAAGGTAAAGTAATTGAAAATAAAACAAAATCATTTTCAGAAAGTGCAAATGAAAATCAATCTGAAAAAAAAGAAAAAGCAAAGGCAGAAGCAGAAGCAAAAGCCGATAAAATAAAGGCGGAACAGGACAAAAAGAATGCAGATGCAAATGCCAAAAAATTAGCCGATGCGCAAAAAGCAAAAGACGACGCACAAAAGAAAGCAGATGAAGCAATACAAAAAGAAAAAGATTCAGCTCAAAAATTAGCCGATGAAAAAGTAAAGTTAGCAAATGTTGAGGTTAATGCTTACATAGAAAAAAACAAATCAATTTTAGATAATGAGAAATTCTTAACCTCTGAACTTTTAAAACAAGAGCAGGAGCGTTTAAGAAATATTGAAAAAGCAAAACTAGACCAAGAAAAATTAGAGTTCGATACTTCAAATAAAATCTTTAAAGATAAAATTGAAGCTATCGAAAAAGATAAAACTTTAAACCAAACGCAATTAAACCAACTTGCTACTTTAAAACTACAACAAAAGGAACTTGAACTAACTTATAATTCCGATGTTGCAAAGATTAAAGATGAAACGCAAAAGCAAATAACGGCAAACGAAACACGTTACTCAAATGAGAGAATCGAAGCTGAAAAGGTACGTAAAGCTATTCAATACCAAACTGAAATTTTAGACCTTGAAGCTAAAGGTGCAACCGAACAAGAAATTAAAGCAGTTCAATTAGACCAACAAACTCAATTAGAGTTAGATAAGTTTATTGAAAAACAAGACACTTTGTTTCAGGCTAAAATTGAAAAAGACCAAGAGCAAAGGGATATACAAGCGGAAATTGATTTAATTCAAGAGGAGTTAAATGCTGAATTACAATTAGCAAAAGACGAAAATGAAAAAATAAGAGTTCAAACACAATTAGAAGAGCTTAAAAAAATAAAAATAGGTTACGCAAATCAAGACCTACAAATTGAAAATCAGGTTAATCAAAACAAATTAAAAGGTCGTACTCAATTGTTAACAGGTTTATCTCAATTATTTGGAGCTGAATCAGATATGGGAAAGGCTTTAGCAATAGCAAATATTGCTCAAGAAAAAGCGTCAGCAATTTCAAGTATTGTTTCTTCAACAGCTGCAGCAAACTTAAAAGCTGTAGCCGCTTCTCCTTTGACAGCTGGTCAACCTTGGGTGACGGCAAACACAGTTCAATCTGGTTTGCAAATAGGACTATTGGTTGCACAAGGTGCAACGAGTATAGCACAAATAACAGGTTATAAATTTGCACCCAATTTAGCAGGATTAACTACTTCTATACAAGGCGTTCAAACTTTAAGCGGGTATGCAGATGGTGGACTAATTTCAGGAGGACTTGAAGTTTCACGATCCAACGGAGATAACAGATTAATTACAGCTAAAGATGGAGAAGTGATATTAAACGAAAGACAACAGATGTTATTAGGAGGCTCGGACATATTTCGTTCAATCGGAGTTCCTGGATTTGCAACAGGCGGGGTTGTAGGCTCTCCTATTTCTAGTTTATCAAATATTCAAAATCAATTTACAAATACTTTAAATAGCGAAATGTTAAGTGAATCAATAAGAAAAGCAGTTTTGGAGGGGAGTGCAATTGGGACCGCTACAGGGGCGCAAAAAGGGATTTCAGATCTATCAAATTCAAATATAATTTCTAACGGAGCAAATTTTTAAAATATGAAAATGAAAAATATAAAATCAAATATAATACCGACAAAAAGTATCTATACTAAAATTGTGCCATCTTCAACTTATTGGGAACTTCTATTATTATTATGTGTAGGAGTTGTAATTTGTATAATTATTCAAAATTAATTTAAAAAAATGAAACGAATAGTAAAAGGATTAAAACACATTGACCAAGTGGCGGAGGGTGTTTACAATTTTAAATTCCCAAAGGATTGTGTTGAAAAAAAAGCATTGGAACGTTCAAAAATTTGCGAAACTTGTCCGAACTTTGTGGATGACCCTATAAAAGATTTTCACGTTACAGATAGAATTGAAAGTTTAAGTAAAAAAATGTGCGGTTTGTGCGGTTGCGTACTTTCCTACAAACTAAGAACGAAAAAAATAACTACAAAAAATTGCCCTTTAAATGACGAAATTTGAACTATTAGACCGCAATAAAGACTTCGTACAGCTACTAATTAGGCTCGGAAGTATTAGTTTAACGCAAAAAAAGCACTTTGAAATTTACTCTTTTTACCTAAAAATAAAGGAAAAAGAAAGTTCGAAGATGCAATGTTACACGGAAGTCTCTGATAGATTCGGGATTCAAGAACGGCAAGTAATTAATATAATTTCGGATTTCGAGCAAGAAGCTTAAAAAAAATTAAAAAATATTTTTTTATATAAAAAGTATTTGTATATTTGCTCCCTAATTAAAATCGAAAATTATGAAAAAAGCAATTATTATTAGTGCAATATCATTATTATTATTATTAAGTTGTTCAAACGATGACAACGCAACGCAACCAACAATATGCAACTGCGAGAAATTAGCATATCAACAGGTTATAACATATAATCCATTAACGTTTAAAGCAACTTTTGGACCCAAAATATACACTGGAGGAAAAAGTTTTTACTCAAAAAACTGCAAAGACAACGGCAGGTATTGGACAGAAACAACTTACTCAAACGGGAATAATCATTTGGCAATATGTTGGGAAGTTAAATGTAAATAATAAGGCAAAAGGTTCAGCCAAAATAAGTATAGATGATTATCTTTAGTTAATAAGAATCAAATATAATTTCGGAAAAAATATTTTTAATAGAATAAAATCAAAACCCTAGGAATTTTTAAACACTCACTATTAATTTAGTGAGTTTTTTTTTGTAATTTTTTTTGCAAACATCCTTTTTTGTTAAATTTTATTTTTGTTGAAAATAAATAAGTATGAATACAATTTATATTAATGGCGATATTGCACCTTTCAATAATGGTTGGGATGGAGTTTATGATATTGCGAATTTAAACAACGACCTTAACGCTATTGAAGATAAATCACTCCCATTAATTGTAGATATTAATTCATTTGGTGGTGATGTAACCGCTGGTTTTGCAATGGCAAATATTTTAAGAAGATTTTCATCCGAAAACAAAACTACAATTACAACCCGAATTTCGGGGTATTGCTCTTCAATTGCTACTGTTATTTTTTTAGCTGGAGACAAAAGAATAGGAAACTCTTATGCGGATTTCTTCGTTCACAATGCATGGACTTTTGCTGTTGGAGATCAAAACGAAATGAAAAAATCGTTTGAACAACTTGAAAAAGTATCAAAACAAATAGGAAAATACTATTCTGAAAAAACCAAAATGACTTATGAAATCGCTATTGAATTAATGAACAATTCCACAAACATTGATTCTGAAACAGCTTTAGAATATGGCTTTTTTACTGAATTAGAAAACGAGGTAAAATCCTATAACAGTATTTCAATTAGAAACATGATAATCGAAAATAATAAAAAATTAAACCCAATTAAAAATGAAGTAAAAATGCAAAAAAATGAAAAAAAAGGAATTTTAAACAAAATTGTAAAAGGAATAAACACGGCTTTAGGCATAAACAACAAAATCGTTTATACTGATACGCAGGAAGAGCTTGACTTCTATGAATTAGAAGAAGATGATGTTGTGAACATTGGCGATAAAGCCAACGTAAACAATCAAAAAGCAAACGGAGTTTATAAGTTAGCCGATGGGAAAACTTCTTACACTTTTGAAAACGCATTGTTATCTAAGATTGAATTGCAAGAGCAAAGTTCAGAAGCCCCTACTCCACCACCTGTTGATGTAAACGCACAACTTTATGAAAAAGAAACCGAAATTTTAAACTTAAAAAATGAAATCAACATTTTAAAAAACAAATTTGTTGAGTTGAAAGGCTTGGCTTCTAATTTCCGAATTGATTTAGAAAATGAAGAAAAAGCACCCGTCCCAAAAAATCAAAAAATTGACTTTAACGAAAAAATAAAAAACTTTAAATTTTAAAAAATGGAAGAAACTCCCGGATTAGAAATAATTGGTTTAGACGAATTATTTGAACAATTTGGAACATCGCTTAATGCCAGTTCTAAATTTAGATTATCGAATGCAATTTTTAAGGAAGTAGTGCAAACTTCTGACTTTGCAAGGCTACACACTATTCAAACAGGTGTAGAGCATAACGATTCTCTTTTAGTGATGGAAAAAACAAAACAATGGGGCTTTTTGAAAAAATCTTCAACGGTTGGATGTAGCTACAATGAATGTTCAATTGTAGATAAAATTACTGGCAAAACTTGGAATCCTCACAAATACGATTGTTCTATTAAATTTTGTGCAACGGATGCTAAATTTACAGCTGATTGGAGAACTTTTTGGGGAATAAATTGTGCTCAATTTGATAATGATATTGAAAACGCATTTATTGCTTATTTAAGAACGCGAATTGCTGAAGCGGTTAATGATTCACATTGGAGAATTGGCTACTTTGATTTCAAGGCAAATGGCGATGTAGAGTACGCTGGTATCGATGGCTTTTTCATTCAATGGCAAGCTATCGCAACTCCTGCAAATACTGCTCAAAGAGTTGTTATTACTCAAAACGCTGGCTCTACAATTGCAGACCAATTGAACTTACCTGCTGATGCGGCTTACAATTACTACAAATCAATGTATGACAAAATGATGCTTCACAGAAGTATCATGACTTCAAAGGCTGGTTTAAGAATTGAAACAACTAGAGCGTTAGCAACTAATTATTTACATTATTTGCAAAACACAAGAGAAATTTCTTGTTGCTACAATATGAACCACGATGGTACAACCTCAAGCGGTTACTCTTTTGAGAACTTAAATTACATGGGCATTCCTATCATCATCATCAATGAATGGGATGAAATCATCCAAAACTTTTTATTTGAGGTTGGCGACGTTGCTTACGATAAGCCACATAGAGCGGTATTAACTTATGACGCAAACCGTGTTGTGGGTACTTGTGATTTGAACGCATTAAACGATTTCAAGGTTATTTATGATCCTGTTACTGAATTGTTACACATGAAAGTGAAATCTTCATTAGATGCTCAAGTTCCGATAGATTCTGATTTTATTTTAGCTATTTAATTAATTTTAAAAAAAAAAGATATGGCATTATGTGATAATGTATGTGCGAAGTTGGTAGATGATATGACCACCAATTGCAATAA